TGCCCCTGTGCCATTACACATCCTTCCACGGGTCCCAAGGCGGAACGTCGCCCTTGAGTTTGATGAGTTCGTTCTCGTTCTCTGACCACTTCTTGCGCCAGAACTCTGCGCTACTACGCCAGTAGTTGACCTGTTTCTGTAGCTCTTGAAGCTGGCGCTGAAGTTCTTCAGTCATCTTTGCGGCACTCTCCTGCGATGGCTGCGTAGGCGGCGGCATCCACATAATTGTCTTCGTGGTAAGGCCAGCCGTTGCTTGAGCGTGCCATCTTCAGAAGCACCATCATCCATGCGACTGACTCAGGCGTGAGGGTAACACCGCAGTCGAGGTAGGTAGTCCATAGTTCAGCGATGCGTTGGAGGTTAGGCTTCACCGGGCCATAGCTATCCTGCCGCTCGCCGCCCGTCACCTCAGCAGCACGGGCGAGAATACACAGGCGAGCGGGGGTGTCGTCGGTCATTCGTTTCTCCATTCCTTTAGCACCTGATCGATGATGTCGGCGCGGTTGCGTCGTTGTTTGATCTTGCCATCTCGCAGGCTTTCGATTGCATCAATCATTAGCCAACGGGCCATAGCCAATCTGTCCGTCAAAAGGTCAATCACATCCGCAGCCGTGTGGTGCATGTCAGGCTCATAAGCAGCGTGATCGCCAAGGTAGCGCAGACGCTTCACCAGTTCCTCGTCGGTCATGGCTTGTCTCCCTTCAGTTCTGCGAGGGCAGAGCGGGCGATGTCATAGGGATCGTCGGCATACGGGGCCTTTCCAGCGATCCGGTCGAGCGCCTCCACCGCCTTCGCCAGCTTGGCCTCCAGCGCCCGCTTGATCGCGGCCTCCACCAGATCGGCGCGGATGTATTCGGTGACGTAAGGACGTTCGCCGGGGTTTTGCCCGACGAAATATCCAACCAGCGGCCCATCGTGAAATGCCCAAATTCGCGTCGGTGCTTCACTCACAGCTTCCCCTCCTCCATCTTCCTGAACACGATCCTGAACGCCTCGATCACGGCCTCTTCAATCCGGCGGGCCTCGGCGGCGGTATCAACACCGGCTGCCGCTTGGTCACTGTGTCGCAGACCATGATCGCGCTCGGATCGAGGTGCTTGATGTAGATGTCCTGCATCTCTTTGCATTGGTCCATGTCCCTGTAGACGCCGACGTAGCCTGTGTCGGCTGTGATGCTTGTGCTTGCGACGACTGCGAGAACAACGAGCTTCATTGGTTACTTCCCGTTGTTTAGTGGGTCTTGGACAAGGCGAGCCGCCATGTTCACAAGCTCTTTGATTTCGTTGGCGCGAGCGGTGTTCCACTGGTGCCCGCCTGCCTTGTCGTTGCTGATGATGTCAGCGACACGCTCGATGCGATGGAAGATAGCCAACAGTTCCTTAGTCATCGTCATCTCCTATGAGTTCCCATCCTACTTGCGGCAGGCGTGATGATTTCATGCGAACAGATCGCACTTTCCTGATTGTCTGAAGCCGTCGCAGAGCGTTGTTCAGAATCTGAGACGGAACGCTTGGTATTCTCTTGCTGATGTCCACCATGCTGAGTGTTCCATCTGCAAGGGCAGCCAAGCAAAGCGCTTCGATCTTGAGGTTCTCTGGCGTGGCCTTGCGGGATATCTCACGCATCTTGACGATGGTGGTCTCCTGCACCTCGATGCTCTTGGGCAAGGCAGCGCGATGTCCTTCGCGCATAGCCTGCTCACGCATCATCTTGCCAATCAGTTCCTCTCTGCTCATTGCAGTTCCTTGAGCTTCTCTCTGGTGGCGTTAAGCTCAGAGAGAAGGCCGAGCTTCTCATGCAGAACACGAGATATGATCTGCTCTAGTCGAGCGATCTCGCTGCGCTGCTTTGCAATCTTGCTCTGCAAAGAAGCGATCATCTTATCGTCAGTCATATGTCACCCCATGCGGTTGCTTCTGTTTCGTCCAGCCATCGCTCGCCATGCAGCCATGTCGAGGCATGGGCGATGTAGGCTATGTCTTTGCCCCTGACTTGCTCGGCATACTTCGTGACAGCAGAGACAAGCTCATCTTTGGTGGCCTTGCGAAGAGCGGCCTTGAAGGCAGTGCGCGCCTGACCCTTACCCACCTTGCGAGGGTAAACAGACCAGAACTCCTCGAACTCGATGAGTATATCTTTGTTGTTCTCTGACTGGTTCATAGTGATAGGTTCGTCTCTCTGTGAGAGAGAGGGGTGTCTCTCTGTCAGAGAGAGGGGTCGCTCTGTCAGAGAGAGGGTGTAAAGCGTAGACTTCTGGTCACGCTGGTCACGCCTGATGAACCCACCTTCTTCAAGGTAGTGCAGGCGACGAGTCACTGTCGCCATGCTCATCTCAGTGTCTTCGCAGAGGCGGGCTAGGCTAGGCCAGCACTGGCCTGTGTCCTTGTCTGCTCGATCAGCCAAGGCGACAAGGAGAAGCTTGGCTAGTGGATCACCGATCTTGGTTTCCATAGCCCAAGCCATATGCCTAAACGACATTCGGCCAGTTCTCTTGATTCATGTCGAGCGAGTAGAAGCCGACACGAATACCATCCTTGACCTCGATGCGCTCGCAATAGATATGCCAGCCAAGCTGGCGAAGATCATAGATGCGGCCAGCAAGACGGAAGCACCCGAACATCTTGAGTGCATCCATCGGGGTGAGGGTCTTGCCTTCCTTAAGGTAGGCTAGAATCTTTTGGTTTTGGGTTTCCATCGTTGTTCTCCATCAGGGTTGTGAACATGTCGCCGCTCATCACGACGACGATCTGCGGACTTCCTGTCCGTCTCTTGTAGAAAGCCAAGTCTCGATTCTCCAGCACAGTGAAGGGGCTAGGGAAGCGATTGGTCGTGCGATACTTTATCTCTGCGATCAGGTCTTTGCCTTTGAGCTTGAGCTTAAGATCGCCAGTAAACTCTCCTCCCAAGCTTCCTGAGAGGGGCTGTCGCTTTGCTTCGATGCCTTGGTCGGCAAGCCATTTGACGAACCACTTCTCGTGATAGGTTCCTTTAAGCTTACTTTTGCTTGCCATGTGTCGGCCCTGTAGCAAGTGATGCAGATGAACCAGTGCTTGTTCATCGTCCTTTCGTGATCCGGCTTGACGATGGCAACGTAATACTCGCTGCTGATGTTGCAGCTTTCACACGTCCTCCACCCGCTTTGTGATCGTGATTTCGTAGCCAAGCGACTCAAGCCAGCACATCAACATGAAACCAGAAGGGATACGCTTGTGCGTCTCCCACTTGTGGATCAGCGAAGCCGTGCATCCGATCTTATGCGCCAAGTTTTCTTGGCTTAAACTGCGCTCTGACCGAGCGGAGATTAACTCGCTGACCAGAAGCTCGTAGTTCCTCGGTATGCTGACGGGCTTGTTGAAGTGCGTGAAGCTTTTCAATCGCCTCCATTACCCTTCGTGCTGTGTCATGGCGAAGCTCGGTGTCGCCATGAATGGTTCGATAGTATGTCGAGGTCGGTATCTCTGCTGCCTTGAACGCCTTAAGCAGAGAGATACCGATGGACTCGGCGGCTTCAGAGATGAGTTCCAGATATGACTTCATGCCTGACTAACTGCATAGTCGCAGCGGTTAGTCAAGGTCCAAGACTCGACCCGTCCCGCCGCAGCACTCGCAGATGTCAGTCACTTCTTTGAGGTAGCCATAGGGATTGCTTGCGCTCATCGGAACAGCTTGCTCATAGATGCACTCACCAGTTCCGTTGCACTCGGGACACTCCTTCCGAAACTCAGTAAGGTATGTGGTCGTCCATAGGCTGGGTAGCATAGACCTCCTCCCACTTTTCTGTTGCTCGACGCAGGAACTTTTCCTTGTTGAATGAAGGGTTTGCAGCAGCAAGTTCATCTGCGATGAGGTGAAGATGGGTGGGCCAGCTTACGACTGGCCCGAGGATGTCTGCGAGTTTGGCGGTGCTGATTCGCATCAGATTGCTCCTTCTGTCCAAAGCTTGTGGCGCATGGCCGAAGCGATGGCGTCTTCGCGGTTCTTGCGCGTGACTTCCGGGTTGCGTGTGTCTGAGGTGTGGCTGGCCCAGTAGGTGAGGCAGTTATATAGCGCCCACTTGTTGCTACCCAGTTCGTTGGTTTCGTTGTCGTAGATTTGCAGCAGCTTCTCTAGCTGGCGCTCGTTGGCTTTGGTTTCTAAGCGCTGTTGCGTAGGTGCTTTGGCAACAGTTTGCTTGAAGAAACTCTCAGCAAAGTCACGCTCGATATGCGTGTGCATCCACTCACGCCAGACATCAGGTTGAGAGATGAAGGTCTGAAGGCCGATGCTGATCTTGCTGGCGCTGCCTTCGACGCTGATGGATTGGGTGTGCTTGAAGCGAGAGGATGCCACGTTATCGGGGCGAGTGCAGCCGTTGAGGCAGAAGAGGCGCAGGCCATCGGCTGACTGTGAGAAGGACCAGCTTGCATCGTAGCTGTTGAAGAAGTTGACCCTGAACTTGACGTAATCACCGACCTTGGGTTGGACGACAAGATCGTTGAAGAGAATCTCGCCGCGCAGTTTGCGACCGCCGTCGATGACATGCACCTTGAGGTCGTGGTCACGAGGCATGTTCGCTTCTTTGACTGCATCGAGAATGCTGTTCACCACATCATCGTGCTTGACCATTGTGTAGCGAGAGCCATGAACACCAAGCACCATGTTGTTATCTTCGCGCATGACGCAGGCGTGGTCGGGGATAGGCTCGCCATGCTGGTCGAAGATGGGCTGAAGCGAAACGGGGAAGTCATAGTTAGGTTGGAAATCAAGCATCGACTTTCTCCTGTGAGAGTTTGTGTTCTTTGATGTATGCGCCTTCAAGGCCGAGAGAGATGCCCGCCTGCTTGTGGATCGAGCGGAGTTCTTCGGACATTTTGCGCCGGCGCCATCCGCTAACTTCTTCGTCAGACGGCGCGCCTTCGAGGAGCTTGATGAGGTTGGTGATTTCGGTGAAGTTAAGTGCGACATAAACCTTTATGTCGTCGGTCGAGACGTATCCGTATTTCATCTTAGTTCTCCTTGTGGTTGGTGACTGCACATTTGCAGTTTTTAAAATCAAAGTCAAGTGTTCCAGTTCTGGTGACTGGTTTGCGGGCGGCGCTGGACGCTAGCCCCCCCTTTCTTCGGCCCCAAGTTACTTGGAGCGGTGTGTCCTGCCCCCCTACAGTAGCAAGGGGGACAGGCAGGCGGCGAGGAACACGAGCATCGCAAGGAACTCGGCAGCAGTTTTCAGCGCGGTCATGGTTGTCTCCTGTAGCAAGGTGCGAGAGGGGCCGCGCGTGGCGACCCCCCTCTCATCTCAAGCGACGTTGCGCTCATTGGTTTCTACGCCGTTGGTCTGGAGGTCAACGGTTGGTGTAACGCTTACGCCGAGCAGTGCGAGTCGTTGCATTACTGCGTCGGCGTTTGCGCTAGGTGCAGCCCCGCGCTTCGGAGTGGCGGTTTGCCAAGGGGCGTAGGGCGCGAAGTCTTCACCCGTAGCGGCCTCATACACGGCAGCGGAGGTGTAGAACATCTGCTCTAGAGCGGAGGTTTCTGCCTCTAGGCGCTCGATCCAATCGGCGGCGCGGTTAAGGGCCTCGATGTCGATTTCGGTATCGGTGACGCGCAGAGCAAGAGCCTTGGCGTAATTGCGAGCGCGATCTAGTTGGTGCGCGACATCGCGAGGGCGGCCATCGTTGCCG